CTGTAGTTTAGAACCTTTGAACCAACTTGGTAATCCTAAATGAGGACGGCCATCAAAGATGTTATCACTCGAACCTTTTGTTGCTTCATTATTGTAATGTAAAAATACTTGACCACAATCTTTACCTTCAAAAGCATCTCTCCAGTGTTCACAAAGATTACCTTTATAAACAAGCATATCACCAGGTTTTAGAATTACTTTAACACCTTTTGTATGTTCAGTAACATATTTACCATCTTTTAATCCACCTTTTTTAGGATCTTTTTCTATAAAAATAGGCCATTCATCGCCACCTAGATTTAATGTTGTAGATATTTCACAACTAAAACGGTCTTTGTGTCTATGAAGTATATCACCTTTTTTATAGATACGAGCATAAGCATATGTTGGTATCAATTTAATTTTTGTTAATTTTTCCATCTTTGGCTGAACGGCCAATAATAAAGTTTCCATAGCAACATCACCATAATGTGAATATGTATTTGGTACTTGTTCATCATTCCATACACCCCATTCAGTAGTGAACGGAGAAATAAATCTTGTATCAAAAAATGTTCTTGCTACTTGTCTTTTCATTAAAAAATAGTTATAAACAAATTCAGCCACCTTTGGTTCAATGGCCTCTTTTATCACTAGATAGTTATTCTTTTCAAAACTCATAATCTTTTTACTCCTTCTATTATCATGTTTCTTACTGCCTGTATGTTAAAATGTATAAACCTAAATGGTTCTACACCATCATCAACGGCATATTGATGAGGCATATATGAATTAAAAAATATCATTGTACCAGGTTTCGGCCTATAATTCACTATATCTTGGCCAAAAGACACTTGTGTTTTATCTTTTAATGGTAGTTTAGTCATCAAAGCTCCTGGTCTTGGATCGTGAAATAATGGAAAAGATGTTTTTTCAGAACACTTTAGAAAATAAAATCCTGATATATGGTTATCCCAATGAATATGTGTGTCGTGATGGCCGCCACCATTTTTAGAAAACTCTTGTACCCAAAATTCAGTAAAGAACATTGTATATTGTTTCATATCAAATCCTTGACTGTCCATAATATTCCAAGCTGTGTTACCAATATAATCTTGTATATCTTTTAGGCCTGGATCGTTTTGAAGTGGGCCAGAATGATAAGACATACCGTGGTCTTTTACTTTAGCAAAATCTTTTTTACCTAAAAACTTTTCTCTTTCTTTCATTTTAGGCTTTTCTCTATCGTAGGCCTCTTTAATGTATCGATCACAAACTTTGTTTGTTGAATTTAACCATTCAGGTTTATCAATTACATAAATTGGGCAGCCAAAATACACATCTGTTCTTAAATCATTACCATTTGTTACTATTGCCATAATATACTCCTATTATCTAAACGGATATCCTAGATTCCACATTACTAAAGAATATCTAGTTCCTTTTGTTACTGGTGTTACACGATGCCATACAAAACTTGGAAAAACAATTATAGAACCACGAGGTCGTATTTCAATACACTCTTTTGTAGTCTTGCCTTTTGTCCATTCTGTATCCATTGAATTTCTAAAATCAAATTCTAAATTTCCTCCAACATATTCCGATGGGTCAACTAAAGAAACTGTTACTGATAATTTTCTTATTTTACCGTGATCTGGTGGCCAAGTGCCATCTGCATTTTGAGGTCGTTGATAAGGTTGATCCCAACTATCACAATGCCAGCCATAATATTGGCCAATTCCATATTTTGTAAATTGAGATGATTCAGTCCAATCCCAATCAAAGTTCCAACCTGCTAATCTATTTGCATCGTGAATATAAGGTTGAATCTCTTTATAGATCCAACGATCATTCATCCAAACAATGTCTGATTTTCTTTTCTTTTGAATATTCTTTACGTCTTTTTTATCTAACTTGCCTTTTGTTTTAATAATATTTTCAACACCACCTGTAACGGCCATTTCGGCTTGATGTTTTTTACCGTAATTGAGAATGTCATCACACAATTTTGGTGACAACGCTGATTGAAAATAGTAGTAGTAGTTTTTTAGATTCATTATGTAATTTCTATTTCATTAATATAACATATTTATAAGCTTTTGTAAAGCGATCTTAATTATTGGAATTTGTACCTTATTACAACTATTCCTGAGCCTCCTGCTCCACCTGTTCCAGCACTAACTGCACCTCCACTTCCACCTCCACCACCTGTGTTGGCTGTTCCTGCTACTCCTGTTCCTCCAGAAGGATTTCCTCCTGCTCCACCTCCACCAGATCCTCCTGCTCCAACTGTTCCAGCATAAACAGAACCTCCTCCACCACCTGCTCTTGTTACAGGTGATCCTGTAATTGAATTTGCTAAACCTGCTCCTCCTGCTCCAGCTGGATCAGCCCCTGTAGGGAAACCACTACTACCTGGTCCATTTACTCCAACTGCTCCTGCTCCACCTCCTCCTGCAGAAGCTCTACTTGCTCCAGGAACACCTCCACCATTATTTCCTTGTGATGGACTAACTGGAGGAGTATTTCCTGTTCCACCTACTGAAGGTCCATAAGCACCCCCTCCACCTGATCCTCCTGAATTACCAGTACTTAAAGGACCATTTCCTTGCCCTGCTCCACCTCCTCCACCTGTACTTGTAATTGTTGAAAATATAGAAGGATTACCATTTGATCCTGCCACACTACTACCTCCACCAGCTCCACCAGCTCCACCTCCTCCAACTGTTATTGGATAAGTTGTTGATGTTATTGGAAAAGATCCAGCATTACATCCTGGACTTGGAAAAGTTGTTCTAAAACCGCCAGCTCCACCACCACCTGAACCTCCTGATCCAGCTGGTCCTCCACCTCCGCCTCCACCGGCCACTACTAAATAATCAACCGCACCAGGTCCACTAGGACTAACCCTTGAAACCACAAAACAACCATCACCTGTAAAACTGTGAATTTTAAAATTTCCTGAAGTTGTTATTGTTCCACCTGTTGCCTCTAAAAAAGGTTCTTGTAAATCGGCCACATTTGATTCTGTTGTAAATTCCCATCCTCTTGTAACATCTACATAAACCAAAACTAACGAAGCACGATTCGTAGAAATTAAACTGTTGTTTGCTACACCTTGAATGTTATGGCCGTTTCTTGCTATCGTTAAATTAAAAGTAGCAAAAGTACCAGCGTAATCTTTGATTGCTATTGTATCGCCTCTTGTTGCTGATACTGGCAGAGTAAATGTGTGAGCTGCTGATGTAGTGTTTATAAAATAACCTCTACCGGCCACGCCAGTAGTACCTGTTGAACCATCCGCCACTATAACTGATTGCCAATCTAAAGCATTGATGTTTGCTGAACTACCTAATGAAACCGAAGTGCTATTAATTGTTACTGATGAATTGGCTAATTTAGCATTTGCTATAGAACCGGCCAGTTTAGCGGCCGTTATAGAGTTGTCAGCAATATCTACTGCTGCTACTGAGCAATCTACTAATGCTTTTGAACCTATTTTTGAAATTGCCATATTCTAAAATCTTTCTTCTATTTATAATTAATATTTATTGAAATTTGTATCGTATTATCACTATACCTTTGCCGCCGGCACCGCCTAAAGTTCCTGGAGCTGCGGGAGCACCATCAGATCCTCCGCCACCACTGCCGGTATTAGGTGTTCCAGATATTCCTGTGCCTCCTCCAGGATTAGGCCCTCCAGCACCACCTCCTCCAGGTCCTCCAGCACCACCAGTATCTCTACGGCCATCACCACCACCTCCTCCACCTCCAGCACGAGTTACTGGACTTCCTGTAATTGAATTTGCTAAACCATTACCTCCAACGCCAGCAGGTGAAGCAACAGGACTACAAGGAGCATTTGCAGCAGCACCTCCTGCTCCTCCACCTCCAGCACCTACAAAATAAAAAGGTTGAGAACCAGTTCCACCATTATTTCCTTGAGGTGGACTTACTGGTGGTGTGTTTCCTACACCTCCGATGCCCACAACTCCTACAGGAAAATTACCAACGCCTCCGCCACCAGAACCTCCATTTTGTCCATTTTGAGGTGGTGTAGGTGGGCTACCAGAACCACCACCTCCTCCACCTGCTGATGTAATTGTTGAAAAAATTGAATTTGAACCTGAGCCAGCTATAACAGATGGTGTACCACCAGATGCTCCACCTCCAACTGTAATCGGATAAGTTGTTGCTGATATTGGAAAAGATCCTGCATTACAACCTGGACTTGGAAAAGTTGTTCTATGACCACCAGCACCTCCTCCTCCACCTCTACTAAAACCTCCACCACCACCACCGGCCACCACTAAGTAATCTACATTACCTGGTCCACCTGTTGGAGCTACTGGACTATTTCCTACTGTTGATACCACAAAGCAACCATCGCCTGTAAAACTATGTATCTTAAAATTACCTGAAGTTGTAATTGTACCACCTGTTGCTGATGTGAATAAAACTTGACCTAAAGTCGCTACATTTGATTCTTCCACAAATTCCCATCCACGAGTCACATCTACATAAACTAATACAACACTGGCCCTATTCGTAGTGATTAAAGAATTATTGGCTACGCCTTGAATGTTATGGCCATTACGAGCGATCGTTAAATTGTTTGTAGCAAAAGTACCGGCATAATCTTTGATTGATATATTATCACCTCTTGTTGCCGATACAGGTAGTGTAAAGATATGAGCCGC